CCAAATGCGCATGTAGCAAAAGGTGGTGCAAATGTGCTAGACGTTGTCCAGCCAGCTCCTGTTAAACCAATTGCAGCAGTGCCAGATAGCGAATTCCAAAGAACATCTTCTTCTGCGCCAATATAGTCGTCAGCGTCAAGAGCGGGAGCAGAAGTGCTACCTTCTTCAAACTTGGGGCGAATATAAGTAGAGAAGCTCCAGTCTACTGGCTCTAATGAAGTGTTGAAACTTCGTTGACCACGAACAGGCACTGCGCCTGATTCATTTACAGCAACAGTCTCTTGACCTGTATTCTGTGAAAAAGAGAATCCGTCTTGAACTTGGATTTCTTTTGTGTTTGAGGTAGTAAACCCGGTTGCGGCTACCTGTCCTGTAACTGTCAAATTAGTTGTATAAAAAACTCGACTATTACGAATTAAATTTAATGCCATACTCTTTCCTTTATGATTTTTGGAAATATTTAAGCATCGTAACTAGATATTTATCTGTTGTTATGCTTGTATAGATCCGAGTTATACCAATGCGTAGCGCACTTGTAGATTGATTTCACCGACACCATAAGGAGCTAATAGCCCTTCGTCAGTAGTTATTGACTGAATTAATATTTCAGTAGTTGAAAGATTATTAGTAGTATCGTATACTAATACACGGTTAGCGTCAATTACGTTTTCTAAATCATCTAGTAAATCTTCTAACTGCTGCTGTGCTTCGCTTTCGCTACGAACATATACTTTGACGCTAATATTTAAGAATCCCCAAGTAAAAGCACTGGGCATATATTCTCTTATTTCTGAACCTGCAGTAAGATATACGCAGGGAAAGTCTTGAACCTCATCCCAGAATTTAAGTTTAGGGTAGCTGTTATCATTAAGATCTGTTTTATAGCTGCCTGTACCATCTATTACTTTAAATTTTTCAGCAAGAGCTGTTACAATACTAATTCTTCTTGTCATAATGCTATTGCCCTTAAATTATTAGCTACTACTTGTTGTGCAATTTCTCTAATTGATTTAGAAATAAGTAGTTTAGGATCTCTGCTTTTTGGAGTAGCCTGTCTACCCCCGTTACTAAATGTCGCGTAAGGATTTTTCATATAAGAGTAAAAAGCGGAAATCATTCCTTGTTTACTGCTACTTAATTGCTCTACCTTAACACTACTAGCAAATCTACCTGTTCTATAATTTAAAACGTCGCGACGTGTACCGTCGCCCATGTTAGCACTAATTACGTCTTGTAACTGTGAGTTTATTAAAACTAACAGGTCCGATAAATTGGTCTTGGACTCTGGTATATCTTTAATAACCTTGATCTTATTAGGATCAGGTTTGGTTGATTTTACCTTGTTTTTTAGACTTTTAAGAGTCTGTATTTTTGACTTATTGTTTTTTGGTTTTTTAATCTCAGTAGATTTTTTACTAACAAGTGTAGGAGCCTGTCTATATTCTTTAGAGTTTGGTTTTTTGCCTGAAAGAATATCTACCATGTCTTTTGCTAGTAAATCTTTGAAACTAGGCGAACCTTTAGTACCTAGTAAGGCCTGTCCTAACGCTGGAGATTTAGTTAAAATATCTGTTATATCTTTAGTACTTACCGAAAATAATTTTCTTAATTCATCTAAAACTGGTGAAGCTTGTTCACGCCCGGAACCTTGATTCTTAACAGCACATTGTATTTCTACTAAATATTTACTACTAGATTTTATATAACCTGCATACAGTTCTTGATTTACGGCATCTGGTAAATTAGCACTAGATAGATCGTCTGCTTCTAATTTAGCAATATATAGATCTAATACTTTAACTAAAGCATCTCGCTCTTTTCTAGATAAATCGTTGGCCTTGTCTAAGTTATTTCTAAACTCTTTGGTTAAGTTAGTGGCAACGCCTATAACGTGCCCTTTGTTAAAATAATATCCAAAAGAAGCTCTTCGTTTGCCTTCAGCTTCAATTTTATTTATCTCATCTTGCTTAGCCTTACCTTTTATATCAGTACGCTTGTTGAGTTCTGCTAATTGTCCGTTAATATAGTCTTCTTCAGCTTTACGATAAGCTTCTTGTACTAGTAGATCGTCTTCGAAAACATCAACCAATCGAGAGCTAATAGTATCGAAACCAATTGACTTAAACATTACAGCCTGGCTTCCACCTATTTTAGTAAAAGTGCCCTGTACTGTGCCACCACCACCTTGTGCTAAACTATACAATAAAACGTCAGCTTCTGCACTATCCATTTTTTTACCTGTAATGGTTGTATACATATTCATTACAGTATCTTTTGTAAGGTAGAAGTCAGTTTTACTCGCTACTTGCTGGCTTGCACGAAGACTTTTTGCTGAATTACTAATAATATTTTTTTCTAACTTTGCTAACCAATTTTTATAAACTTGACTTTGGATAGTTTTGTTAAAGTCTGCTATACTCATGTAAAGTCCGCCACGTATTGATCTAAAACACGTTTGATTGGTGCGGGTAAGTTAGTTGAGCTAACATAGTTAATTTGCGTAGTATTAGGATTTAAGTCTCGGCTGCTATGTACTGCACCGTTATTTCTAGAGTAGTACTCTACTAAGTCTAGGACTGCTAATCTTAAATCGCCAGGTACTGAATCGTATCCTGCAAAGTAGTTTACTCTATATCCGTTAATTGCTTCGGCAAAACCACCAGGACTTAAACTTACAATCGAATCTTCTTTTTGTACCCAGTCTTCAAATTTTACTAAATTTGTATAATTTTTACCGTAATCTGCGCTATACTGTACTGATGCAATACTTACTAAAGGAGTCTCTTTTAGTAAAAGAGTTTTAAATCCACCGTCATACACCTCAACTTTAATATTTGAGTAGTAATCGACAAAAGTACGACGGCAGTATGATTTTACTAAATCGCTAACTTTAGGAATTAGAAAATCAATTTCTGTGTCTGAATTTGCACTGGTAATTCCCATGTAAGTTTTGTATTCAGCTTTTGTTACTAAATCTATTGCCATAAATACCTCACTTGTTTTATAAAGGCACAAGATATACCTTTATAAAACAAGACCCCGAAGGGTCTTGTTAACAATTACACTAACAGATCAGGTTGCTGTGTACTTGTGAGCTGCTACGCCTGTACCTTGTGCAGTAGTAACTTGAGTCATACCGGTACGGAGGCTAGCCACCATAACACGACGTTGTGTCTCAACTAACTCTTGCGTATCGATACGGAGACCGCGCTGGTTACCAACCAAGAAGTTTCCTGGGTTAACAGCGATAGCACCGGCAACACCAGTACCTGCAGCTGCATACTCAGCAGAAACTAACACAGGGCTTCCACCAACTTGACCAATTTGGCCAGTCAACACGGTAGCTTGTGCACCAACTTTGTCCATAGTTTGGAAGATAGGATCTTCTAACAACTGGTAATATGAATCGGTGTTAACGATGAAGATAACTTCAGCGGGATCAAGACCCCAAACACCCAAAGCTTGACGCAATGTACGTAATTTTGCAACTGTAATACCAGCGGCAACTGTGTTACCGGTAGCAGTGGTGTTAGTAGCCCAGTTAGACAATCCTTTAACAGGATCAGCACCAGCACCAGCACCTAACAAGAAAGCCTTGTCAACAGCGCGAGCAACACGACGGATCATACCATCACGAATCACGGGCATCAAAGCCAACAAAGCATCTTCTTCTTCTTCGTATGCAGTATATTCGTTGGTAGCAACTTTATATGCATTCAGAGTGATTTCTTTGAGCTGATGAGTAGCTGTGTTACCAGCAGAAGCGCTAGTACCGAAGCCAGTGTTCTGAACCCACTGTGCTAAACCAGCTTCTGGGTTAACAGGCATAGTCATCACATTGGTTTGCATAGCGATGTTACGGAAAATAGGAGAAACGACTAAACGACGACGAATCTCAGCTTCCATGTTCATAGAAACTTCAGTTTCCCAGATACCGCTTGGCAGGTGTGCACCAGTTGTAGACACGTCACCAGAAGCATAGTTAGAAGCTTTCTCGATCAAAGAGCGGCCGGTACGTGTGCTTTCAACAGACTTACCAGACATCTTTGACAACAAGATTGCCTTCTCTTTTTCAGCATATGTCAAACCGTCACCAGCAGCTTTTGTGTCTGCAAAGGACATTTTTGACTTTGTGATTGCTTCGATTTCAGCAGCCTTCTCTTTAAGAGCAGACTCCAAACCAGCGATCACGGATTTGTTTGTTTCTTCAGCAGAGGCTAAACGCTTCTCGACTTCCGCCAAGAGCTTTTCAGCACCAGTGTCAACAGTGGAGATAGCTGCAACAGCTGCTTTAACGCGTGCGTCAATATCAGCAGTAGCTTTTTCAGCGGCTAATTTCTCAGCAGCGTCTTTAGCTTGTTTTTCTCCGATGGCTTTAGCAGTTTGCTCAGCCGCTTTGCTAGCTGCATCAGCTAACATTTGTTCTAATTGTTTTGGATCCATTTTCCATTCCTTTGTAACATCGCTGTTCGCT